CAACAGGCAGTCAAGGAGCAACAGGTGAAACAGGAGCTCAAGGAACAACAGGTACTCAAGGAGCAACAGGAGCTCAAGGAGTACAAGGCGCAACAGGCAGTCAAGGAACAACAGGTAGTCAAGGAACAACAGGTAGTCAAGGAGCAACAGGTACTCAAGGAGCAACAGGTGCTCAAGGAGCAATAGGTAGTCAAGGAGCAACAGGAGCTCAAGGAGCAACAGGAGCTCAAGGAGCAACAGGAACTCAAGGAGCAACAGGAACACAAGGAACAACAGGTAGTCAAGGAACAACAGGTGCAACAGGAGCTCAAGGAGCAACAGGTAGTCAAGGAACAACAGGTAGTCAAGGAACAACGGGTGAAACAGGAGCACAAGGAACAACAGGTGAAACAGGAGCACAAGGAACAACAGGAGCTAATGGAATTGGTTTTCCACAATTGATAACAACGATTGAACCTATTGAAAATATTAATAATGAAGTTATTACTATAATTTTGATTGTAGATAAATTAGCTTTAGAAACAGCATATCGCCCAGGAATGTATGTGAAAACATACGAAACCAACACTCCAACCAATTTTGTTACATCTACTATAATAAGCTATATACTTAATGAATTGACTATTCAAGTTGATTATGGTGAAGGGACTAATGCATCAACAAGTAATTTTACTACAGAGCTTTATGGTAGAAGGGGTATAGATGGAGCACAAGGAACAACAGGTGAAACAGGAGCACAAGGAACAACAGGTGAAACAGGAGCTCAAGGAACAACAGGCAGTCAAGGAGCAACAGGAGCTCAAGGAGCAACAGGAGCTCAAGGAACAACAGGTTCTCAAGGAACAACAGGTTCTCAAGGAACAACGGGTAGTCAAGGAGCAATAGGAGCTCAAGGAGCAACAGGTAGTCAAGGAACAACAGGTAGTCAAGGAGCAACAGGAGCACAAGGAGCAATAGGAGCTCAAGGAGCAACAGGTAGTCAAGGAGCACAAGGAACAACAGGTAGTCAAGGAACAACAGGAGCACAAGGAACAACAGGCACTCAAGGAACAACAGGCAGTCAAGGAACAACAGGAGCACAAGGAACAACAGGAGCACAAGGAACAACAGGTACTCAAGGAGCAACAGGTAGTCAAGGAACAACAGGTAGTCAAGGAACAACAGGTAGTCAAGGAACAACAGGTACTCAAGGAACAACGGGTAGTCAAGGAGCAACAGGTAGTCAAGGAGCACAAGGAACAACAGGAGCACAAGGAACAACAGGTACTCAAGGAACAACAGGCAGTCAAGGAGCAAGAGGTAGTCAAGGAACAACGGGTAGTCAAGGCGCAACAGGCAGTCAAGGAGCAACAGGAGCACAAGGAACAACGGGAGCACAAGGTATACAGGGAGCAAATGGAGCGGCAGCATCTTTAACTGCAGGTTCTGTAATAAATCCTATAATCGCAGATGGAGCAGTTTCTATAGAAAAGTTTGATTCAGCTCTTTCAGATTCATTAGAACAATTTTCTGACGCACTTACATCACTCGAAGACACGAAAGCAAATCTTGCTTCTCCTACATTTACTGGAACTGCTAATTTACCATCAACAGTAATAACAGGACATTGTGTTCCTTCAGTTGGTAATACTTATTTATTAGGTGGTTCAAGTTATTTTTGGAACGCTATTTATGGTATCACACTTCATTTTTTTTTTACTGTTGTATATAGTGATGACCGGTTAAAACATAATGAATCTGTTATTATAAATGGATTAGACATTGTTGATAAACTAACTCCAAAGTTTTATCAAAAAACATTAGAAATGTTAGATGCTGATTATAATGGAGATTTAAGTGCAAATACTTGGAATTATGAAGCAGGTTTAATAGCTCAAGAAGTATTACAAATTCCTGACTTAAGCTTTTGTGTTAGAGGTGGTGACCATTATGATGAAAGTAACAATTTAATAAAAGAACCATATGGTGTAAATTATAATAATATTTTTGTATATGGACTTGCTGCTATAAAAGAATTACATACAAAAGTAAAAGCACAAGAAACAATTATAAATAGTTTAATAGCAAGAATAGAATCACTAGAAAATAGCTCTCAAAATTAGCTTGGCACTACAATCCATTCCAATCCAATCCAATCCAATCCAAATATTATTAATATATAAAAAATATACAACTATATATTAATAATACAAAAACTTAGAACATCACTTTCTCTTACTTAATCGGCTTTTACCCACTTTTGTCTTAGTAAATTTATATTTAATAGTTTTTTTAAACCCCTCTTTTGGAATATATCTAAAAAAGTTCATATTATAAAGTCTGGATTTGCGCGAAAGTTCATTGCTTTTAACTTTATCGTATATTTTCACCTTTTCTTCGCGTATATCTTCTAATGTTTGTTGTTTGCCATAGCACGTTACACTAAATCGCTTTAACAACCCTCTTTGTTCCAGACGATTTTTGATTTGAACTTTAAACAAATATTCAGAAAGACACAATAGTCGGTTTTCATCATAATAAGGTCTATTTGCATAAATAAAAATCAAGTAAAAACTCAAAATAGTGTCAATAGAGGCAACTTTGATTTTGCGCCCTTGTAGTGTTAATACATTATAACTATGACAAGCAACCGTTTTGTAAATAAACGCAATTGCATCATTATTAACAATTATTTCATAATGGTCGTCTACATATTCACCAATAGGCTTCTTTTTTCTAATAACAACATTTTTAAAGCCTTCATAATTAAGTTGTTCTTTTAATATTAGCGCACTTGACATAGGATTTTCGCTCAACATATCAAAATCAGGAATAGTATTGACTTGTGCGCGTTCTTTTTTGGGCATATATTGACTATAAAGTGACGCAGCATAACCACCAAAAAACACTAATCCTTGATTAATAAATGATGTTTTACAAACTTCATAAAGTTTGTCTCGGTCGCTGTCTGAACCATCATAATCTCTCTGAAATTTTATAGATTTACAAAGCTCTCCTTTTAAAGGATAATTTTTGTTTAATAAAGTAATGCGTTTCAATATTTTTTCCCACCGTGTTACATCGCCCATAGGTCTTGATAATTCAACATACATAGCCATACGCAAATAGTTAGGAGGGCAATAATTTATAGCATTTATTTTAATAGCTTTTTTGAATAAGTTTTTGAACAATGTTTTGTCTAAATAGGTTATGTCAGCAATAGGAATAAAATTAACAAACACTTTATATGTTCCAGCGTGAACTGATGATTTTGCCTCTACTTCCTCATAACCAGCTTTATAATATATATTTGTTAACTTTGTCGCATATTCCATTGCTAATGGCGTAAAAAAATCATAGTCAGGTATTTCAATATCTTTGTTATAAAATCGGTCTTGTTCTGGTAATATATTATTTACAGCTGTACCACCATAACATAGGGTATTATGTGTTCTTAAAAAGTCTTCTAATATTTCTATTATTTTTTTTATAGTATCAGATTGAACTAATTTTTTCCCTACTTCATAAGTAGCGCTATCAATAGCATTTCGTAATATTTTTAATTCTTTTTCTTCAAAAGATTTCATAATAAATTATATAATATATTATATAATATAATGTGTTATTATAATATTTTTCCATAAAATAGAAAATAGAAAATAGAAAATTCTATTCTATATTAATCCTGTGATAAACGAGCTTGTAACGTACTATCAAGATCTGCATCTGCTATTGGTGTATGACTTGTAAAAGGAATAATAGGAAAACTACTTGGAACATTCGCAATCAAATGATTAGGTTTTAAAATCCACGAATAGTTTCCTTTATTTGTAAATTGTGCTATATAACTTTCTAAATTTGCGTCTTTGGTTTGATATTTCATAGCTATAGCATTACAACCGAAACCATATGCTGACGCAAACTCATTGTTATTTACAGAATTATTCAAATTAGGCAATACAATAGCAAAACTTCTTTTTGTTTCATCTATGAACTGAGCTGTTTTTCCCGCAATTTCAGTATATCTATAGGTTTTACAATATTCACTTTTTCCCTTTAAATTAATATATGTTTTCAATTTTGCTAATACATTATTTGTTTCTATTATATTATTTGATGGATAAAAATCACATATAACAATAATTGTTTTATATAGATCTCTCATTTGGACATTTAATATTGATCCATTCGTATAATTATGTTGTTTCATTATGCGAAAAGTGTTACTATCCGAAGTAGCTAGATCTAAGTATTGTTCAAATAGTGCACCCAATTTTTCTAACATTGTCAAATTTGTGCTCATAACCCGAAAATTTAAAATCAAAGGATCGCGACTACAATTGGTATGAATAGCATCAAACGCTCGTGTTGTAACACTACTTAATACATCACCTAAATCTAAAGAGTTATATGTTTCTTTTATAAAGTTGCTATTTGCAGTGGAGGAAGCTACTATTGGTTTATTATTATATGAATAAATTTCAAAATCTAAAAATCGACATCCATTAGAAATCGTTTTTTCTAAAGCACATAAATTAACAAAATTATTTTTATAGCCATCACCACAACAACAATTATAAGCACTTTTAACATAATAATTTTTAAATATTGAATTAGATATATCAAATTTAGTTGTAGTTAGATCCGTTGCGCTACTTGCTTCTACAGTATTAGCACTTGTAAAATAGGATTTTCCAATATTAGACCTATAATATTTCTCTAATTTATCACATGTTCGTTGTTCTAATGCTAATCTATCATATATCCAACCAAATAATATTAACAATATTAAAATTACAATACTAATTGTCATATACAAATATAGTGATGGAGTACTATTGTTAGAGTCACTTCCAAAATAATCTTTAAAAAACTTGTTGAACTCTTTAAAAAAACTACCTTTTTTATCTTTTTCCTCCATATTTATATATTAAAACATTTAATTTTAACTAAAATACTTTAGTAGTTTATTAATTAACTAATTTAACTAATTAACTAATTAACTAATTACTTTAATATTAGTATAAAATTATTATAGTATATAAATTATTAGACTATGGCGGGTGGACTATTAAACTTAATAGCTATTGGCGACCAAAATGTTATGTTGACAGGTAATCCTACTAAAAGTTTCTTTAAATCCACATATTCAAAATATACTAATTTTGGATTACAAAAATTTAGGATAGACCAAGTCGGACAAAAAGAATTGGAAGTTTCAAAATCGACAACTTTCAGTTTTAAAATAGGACGGTATGGTGACTTATTGATGGATACTTATTTAGTGCTAAAATTACCAGCAATATGGAGCCCAGTTTACTACTATAATAAATATAGAGATATTAGTGCTGTTTATAGACCATACGAATTTAAATGGATTAAGCATATTGGATGTCAATTAATGGAAGAAGTTAAAATAATGATTGATGGAATAACTATTCAAAAATTTAGCGGTACTTATTTGCAAAATGTTGTTGAGCGTGATTTTGATTCTCATAAAAAAGAGTTATTTGATATTATGACAGGAAATATTAGTGAACTAAATGATCCGGCTAATTTCAATAATCGAAACAACAATTATCCTAATGCATTTAATATAAATGGAACAAACACTGATATTAGCGGGATTGAACCATCTATAAGAGAATATAATTTATATATACCAATTAACAGCTGGTTTACAATGTCGTCTTTTATGTCATTTCCATTAATATGCTTACAATACAGTAATTTGGTTATTGATTTTAAATTGCGACCGTTAGAAGAGTTGTTTACTATTAAAGATGTATTATACGATATGAGTGTAAATACTTACAAAATAACTAACTATAATAATATTCCTCAAATACACCCACTTCAAACAACAACAGAATATCAATTTAATCGATTTATAAATCCGCCGCCATACAGAGATATATCTGGAGACAGTTATATTAATTTGACAAATAGAATAAATAGTAATATACATTTGCTATGTACTCAATGTTTTCTTGATAATGCCGAGCGAGAAATGTTTGCCAAAAATAGTCAAAATTATTTAATTAAAGAGGTCAAAGAATATAGTTTTAAAGAAGTTATTAAGACTAATAAAATTAAATTAGAATCAAATGGATTAAT